GTTGGTATGACTGTTGCTGTAGCTGTAGCTGTTCAAGAAGGAATGACTAAATAGGAATATTACTAGCTTTATAGCTTTTAAGAATAAGATAATTTAAATTTATCTATAGCTCACGTTATATTTTGAAATAATTATTATTTTGAGTATAACGGGAGCTTTCTTTTTATACTCATTTGGGAGGATTTTATTGTGAAAAAAATGAAATTACAACATTCAAATGACAAAACTTTTAAAGAGGGATTTAATGAATTTATTTTAAATTGTAGGGCTAGAAATTTAAGAGATGGAACTATAAACCATTATGAACAATCATACAAACAAATTATTAAATACTTTGATGAAGATATGCTTATATCAAAATTATCTAAAAAGACATTTGATAATTTTATTCTAAAGGCTAGGGAAAATTCAGATATAAAGTCTCAGACATTGCATACTTATAGTAGAGATCTTAAAACAATAATTATTTTTTTTATAAAACAAGAATATATTGCAGACTTTAAAATCGAATTACCTAGAGTAGATAAAAAACCTATAGAGATTTATAGTGATGAAGAATTAGAAATATTATTAAAAAAGCCTGATTTAAAAAAATGTGGTTTTGTAGAATATAGAGATTATGTAATGACAGCTTTTTTTCTTTCTACAGGCATAAGATTAACCAGCCTTATAAATATAAAAGTAGGCGATGTTGACCTTTCGGGTGCGGAAGTTAATATAATGCATACAAAGAATAGAAAACCTCTTACAGTGCCTTTAAACAATCAAATACTTGATATATTGAAGAAATACTTAACCTATAGGCAACATAATAGTTTTGATGATTATTTATTTTGTAATATTTATGGAAAGCAATTAACAAAGTCAGGCATAATACAGACATTAGGAATGTACAATAAAAATAGACATGTAAGACATACAGGTATACATAGATTGCGCCATACATTCGCCAAAAAGTGGATTCTAGCAGGTAATAATATTGCTAGTTTACAAAGAATTTTAGGACATAGTAGCTTAGAAATGACGCAAAACTATATTAATATTCTTGTATCAGATTTAAAAAAGGACGTAGATAATTATAATATTCTACAGGAATTTAATAGCAACTTTATAAAGATGAAAAATGTAAAAAATAAAAAATAGCATAAAACAAAAAGTAATCCAACATATTAAGTTATGTAGATTACTTTTTTATTATTTTATAATCTTTTATAATTTCATATACTTTTATTAGAATTTCTTTAGTATATTCATCAAGCAAATTGACATTATGCTTTTCTTCAGTTCTGCCAAGTAAATAATCTAGACTAACATTAAATCTATCTGCTATCTTGATTAAGACATTTAAACTAGGCTCAACACCATCATTTTCATATCCTTTTATACTTGATCTAGATACATTTAACCAGTCTGCAAGTTGCTCTTGTGTAATCTCTTGTTCTTTTCTAAGTAGTTTTATTCTATCACCTAACACCTTTATATGCTCCTTGCCTTTTTCTATAATTATACAGGAATATATAAAGGATGAATGGTGATAAAACTGTCTCTTTTAATAGTAAAAAGGACAATAACATAACCATTTTGGGCATGACTATTCTACAAAATCTAATAATTCTAAAGGATGGACCTTTATAGCTGTGGCAATTTGTTCTACTGTCCTTAATGTTGGACTTTCATTTCCGTTTTCAATCTCACTTATATGGCTTTGACTTATTCCTGATATCTTGGCCACATATTTTTGTGTCTTGCGTTTTTCAAGTCTTTTTCTCTTAAGTATGAATAATATCTTGAAAGCGTTCAACTCCTTTTTTATTCTAAAATACGACATATTTACTAAAAAAACAAGTAGAAAATGTTGGTAATTGTATTTTTAATAGAGAAAATATCTCTGTCGGGAATATTTAGGTGTGTTATAGTATTTGAGGGGGAGTTAATGTCTTGAAAATAATACAAGTATTACTTTCTAAGATAAAATTTAGTTAACATATTGCGAATGAATGTTCTCATGTGATATACTGTTTTTATCGGTTGACATGATATTTTTATCAGGGGAGATGTTAAGGGATGAATGAGGCAGAAAAGTACTTGTTGGAAATACTTAGAAAAATGGAGTTGAATCGTAAAAAATAAGACGTAGCTTAGCGGCTACGCCTTTTTATTTTGTAACTTTGTTCTAATCTCTTTGTCTAACATTATCTTTAACATAGTTTCAATATCTTTATCGTAAGTTCCATCTGCTCTTATTTCTCCGCTCGATATAAATGAGTTTATAAGAGTGTTCAAAGAATCTAAATTATCATATTCTTCCTTGCCAAATATCCACCAGTGCTGACTATATCCGCTCATATTGGATAAAACTTCTATCATATTATCACTTGGTGCTTGCTTTCCGTTAACAATATTACTTACATAACTCTTATCTACTTTAGCAGTTTGTGCTATATCTTTTTGCTTTATTTTGTTTTCTTTCATCCACTTTATCAATCTATCTGTAAATTCCAATTTTTTCACCTCGAAATATATTATACTATTTAGTAAACTTTTGTCAACTATTATTAATATTAAACAACATTTAGAAACTTTAGTCAACTTCTTTCAAGTTTAGTTTATTAAGTGTTGTTTTTTTCTATTTATTAAAAGAAAAATTGATTAAAATAAATAAATAGAATAAGTTAGAAAAAACTAGATAAATAAAGTAATAAAGCGGATTTGAGAGTTATTTTTATTAAACAAAACTTTATAAAAGTTGATTAAATTAATAAACTAATTTATGATGTAAGTATACCGAAGAGAGGAGGTCAAAAAAATGCCAATAAACGTTAAAGCAGTAAAAAAAATTATGATTAACAATGGCATGACACCAGATGATTTAGCAGAAAAAATGAAAGTTTCAAAAAGTAGAGTTTCAAAGCTTTTAAATGATTCAAGTTCAAACTCTCAATTTAAAACTATTTACTCTTTGGCTAAAGCGTTGAAAGTTAAGCCGTCAGAGATTGTTATGGAAGAGGTGGATTAAATGAATGAAGCTGAAAAATATCTTTTGGAAATTTTAAGGAAGAAAGGTGGCAAGAAATGATTTATGAATTAGAAAACAAACTTTCAAGTAGAGAAGTTGCAGAAATGATAGAAATGGAACACGCAAAATTATTAAGAAAAATAGACGATATCAACCTAGATTTCAGAGAATCCAAAATTGGATTTTCTAAATACTGGCAAGAAAGCACCTATAAAGTAGAAGGCCAGTTAAGAGAGTATCGTGAATTTCAAATTACAAAACGTGGTTGTGAATTTTTAGCACATAAGACTACTGGAACTAAAGGAAATTTATTCACTGATAGATATATGGACAAGTTCGCAGCAATGGAAGACTTCATTAATAACCCTAACGGAATAGTAGCAATTTTAACTAAGCAAATTGAAAACTTAAATACACAAGTTCAGCAATTGAGTAATGCAATGATAGTCTCTAAAGGCAGAAAGAACAAGCTACAAATAAGTGAGTCTTTAGAACAAAGATTATCTTATATAACTGCTGATATGGTTAATGAGATATTAGCAAATTCACTTGCTACAGGCTTATTAAGAATTACAAGCGAAGGAAATGTAGTTGATAAAGATGTTTTATTCTCAGAGGCAAATAAGCTTGGTATAAGCAAACATGACATTAAAGTCAAACTTAAATTGCTTAACAAAATAATCTACAAGCAAGTAAGAATTAATGCTCAAACTATGTGGTGCATTATAGTCAAAAGATAATTTTAATTTAGTGGTCAAGCTGTAGTTAATACGTAGGCAATGCCTATAGGAAATACTAAACTCACTACAGGCTAAGAGAGTATTCGGAAGAATTTAAATTTAAGAAAGAAGGAAATTAAATGAAAAGCAAATTTGTTAACTCTTTAGTAGTAATTATACCGTTAGCAAATATATTCCTAGGTGGTTGGTCAGTCGATACTGTATTATCTTGGTTTGGTAAAGACATTCCTTTTTATGCTGATGCGATTATTGGATTATTTGTTGCTGAATTATCTTTTCCGATTGCAATAATAGGAACAATATTGAAAGCTTTTAGAATTTTCTAGAAAGGAGGCTTAATTATGTATCCTACAGGCACCAAATTTAAAACTAAAGACGGTAAGAAGTGGGAAATAATAGCCTTGAAATATGCTGATAATAATAAGATTTTCTTATCTTACTATTGCATATGTAGAGACAAACCTGTACATGAATTTAAGGACTTTACAGAGTTAAAAATGAAAGGGGTTGAACTTATCTAATGTATTGCAAAGTTTGCTACAAGCAAATAAGCAAAGGATATAAAGTGTTAATTACGGATCCACATGGAAATAGTGTACAAAAGGATTGTTGTTCTAAGGAATGTTGCAAACATCTACAGGATAAGGCTATTGCAGAATTACAAAGGCAGATTGACTTAATTAGGTATCAAAGTTTTCAAGAAACTAATTATTAGGAGGCCTTTAGAGTGAAAAAAATAGATTATCCAAAGTGTTATCAATGTCCATGTCAAGTTGGATTAACAGACATAAACGGTACTTATATATGCCATAGATGCATGAAAGAACTTAAAAAATATAGCAATATGGCTAATGCAATTTTTAGAAGTATAAATATAAAAAATATCAAATGAAAGGAATGTTAAATATGGGTAGTGTAAAAGGAATTATTCGTCATATTGACGATTTAGGAAGGGTTGTAATACCAAAAGAAATGAGAAAGTCAATGTTAATTAAGGAAGGTGACCCGGTAGAAATAATTATGAATGGCGATTCGGTTACTATCAAAAAACATAATGAAGCGTGTTACTGTTGCGGTTCTGAAGAAGACTTACATGATATGCCTAAGTTAGGTATTAAGTTATGCCCAAAATGTTTTTTAGAAATAGAAGAGTATGCTAGTTCACTTATTAAAAGTTTAAAGGAGAATTAACATTGAAACATGGTAAGAAGCCTACAAGGGAACAACGTAAATTACTTAGCTCTAAAGGCTATGAAGTTAAGTCCTATTTAGTAGTTAAGAATACACCAGATGAATTAATCCTTTATAACAAGGAAACAAAGCAAATTGAACCACCAATAAGGAGGAATTAGCGTTGATAAAAATAGAAGTTGACGAGGGTATAAAACAGGCTGAAGTTATAGGAATTGCACCCGAATTAATTGCGGATTTAGGCATAATAACTGATTATATTATATCTTTAATAGTTGAAGATGAGGACATTTCAAAAGAAAAAGTTCTAGACAGATTTACAATATCAGTTAAAAAATATTGGAGCGAATCTGATAAGGAGGTTTAGATGGGTAACATTGATATTATAAGTCGAATAGCTGCTGATAGGCAGAAAGCTAAAGAGATTGCCTATAGAGTGCAAGATAAATGCTCTAAAGGTGATAGTAGGACATTTGCACAGGTTTTGCAGGAAGAATTGGACAAACAAAAAGCTATCAAGAACACCGGCAAGTAATTCAAAATAGCTTAGGAAATTATTCAAGTTCATTATAGCACAAATTTTTAAAAAATAAATAGGAGGAATTATATATGAAAGAAAAGTTTATCAAGTTATTAACAGAAACTTGTGAATATTCGGCAAGAGATTTACAAGCAGACAATTTAATATTAGCACTAGAACAAGGTGGGTTTTTTAAATCTCCTTGTAGTGGTGGATTTCACCTATGTAAAGAAGGTGGACTTTTAGAACATAGTCTTAATGTTGCAGCAATAGCAATTGATATATCAGAAACTCTAGGCTACGGAAATAAAGATAGTGTAATAATAGCAGCACTGTTACATGATGTTGGCAAGATGGGCCAATATGGTAAAGCAAATTATGTACCTAACCTTGTAAAGGATGGAAGAGTAACGAAAGCGGATCCAGTTCAAAAGTATAAAATTTCTGATACTAAACCATTTGAAACTAATAAAGAACTTTTATATGTGGACCATGAAATAAGAAGTATTCAAATAGTAAGCCAATACCTTGATTTAACTGAGGAAGAAAGTTTTGCGATACTTTATCATAACGGAATGTATAGTAACCTTAAATACGCTCTTAATGGCAAAGAAACACCACTTCAAATGATTATTCATTTTGCAGATTTATGGGCTAGTAGAGTAGTTGAAAATGTCAAAGAGGCTGAATAGCAATGGAATGGGAATTAGGAAGATATGAGGATAAATATTTCTTATTTCTTCAAAAAGACAATGTAAATATTATTGTTGATATTAGCAAAGAAGATGCCTTTAGGATAGAAAAGAATTTTGGCGTACAAGCTGTGGAATATCCATTCTAAAGGCAGTTAAGGAGAGTGAAGCCTAGTGGCAAATTTAAAACGAGTTCCTACATGGCTATTAGTTGAAGAATTAAGAACTAGAAAAGATGTTCATTACACCAGAGGCAATACATCAGCAGTAATTCTTGTTAGAAATTTAGAAAAGCCAAGTAAGGATAAGAAAGAAGGTATGTAAATGGATTTGAATTTCAGAACTCTAAAGGAAAATGAAATTGATGTAAGAATTGCAATGATAAAAGAAAATGGATTAAGTTTATTGCTCTATAAAGATGCAAGAGTTGATATGAATATTCTTGATGAAACCGTAGGACCTTATAACTGGCAGAGAGAGCAAGTAACAATAGATGGACGTTTGTATTGCACAGTATCTATATATGACCAAGAAAAAGGTATATGGGTGTCTAAACAGGACGTAGGAACTGAAAGTAATACGGAAAAAGAAAAAGGACAAGCAAGCGATAGCTTTAAAAGAGCGTGTTTTAATTGGGGAATAGGTAGGGAACTTTATACGTCACCTTTTATATGGGTAAAGGCAGAGGATTGTAATATAACTAACAAAAAATGTTATGACAAATTTGCAGTAGAAAAAATTACTTATAACTTTGATAAAAGTATTAACGGATTATCTATTTTAAACTTAAATACTAAAAAAAGAGTATTCCTAAAAAAACCAGCAAAGGAGAACAAAGAAGATGAATAAATTTATAGTTACAGGAAATTTGACAGCAGATGCCAGCTTACAATATACAACTAATGAAAAAGCCTATAGCAAGTTCACAATTGCAAATAATGAAGGTTTTGGAGATAACAAAAAAACAACCTTTTTAAATTGCACTCTATGGGGTAAAGGCGCTGAAAATCTAAATAGATTTTTGATTAAAGGTCAGAAAATATTAGTGACTGGAAAAATTGAAATAAATAAGTACAAAGATAAAGAAGGAAATGATAGGCAAAATATAGAGATTAATGTTGATAGTTTTGGTGGAGTAGAGCTGATAGGAGGAAAATCTAATTCGAATGAAGGTTCAAGTAACAAAAATGAATATTCAAAGTCAGCAAATGAAACTTTTAACGATGTAAATTTTGAAGAAGACATTACACCAGTAGATGATGGGGACATGCCATTCTAGCCTATAGGAGGGATTAACTATGGTTTTATTGAGAAAACTTAGACATGATAAAAAAATATCTATGAATGATTTAGCAAAAGTAACAGGCGTAAATAGATATGTAATAACTAATATTGAGAATAAACAATATAAATCATCAAATGAGAATATGAAAAAGTTAGCTGATTACTTTGGTATTAAAGAGCCTTTAGAGTTAACTACACTTGTCTTTGATGTTACAGAAAGTAAGAAATGTCTAAACCAAAGATGTCCACTTAATAGAGAGTGTTATTGCCAATCTGACCAAGTAATTGCAGGTGCAAGTTGCGAAAGCCAAAACTTAGTTACAGACAAGCCTAAACCTATTAGTTTCAATGGTACACAGGCGTTATTTATAAATTAATAATTAAGAGTTTTGAGCATTTAACAAGTTGGTTATTTGCTCAATCACTCTAAAGGATGGTGAAAAGATGGAATTTATAAGTGCAGAGGAATTTTTAAAACAACCTAAAGAAGTTCAAAAGGTGTTTTTGGATTGGTGGGAACCAAGTAAAGGAGATGTTTACTGCAATTTATATAACGACCAGCAAGACAACACATTGGTTATAAACGATTGTCAATTAGAAATTTTTAAAACTTTTAAAGATGATATTAAACAATATGGATGTCCATTACTTACAGAAGGACAATTAAGGCAGTTTATTGAGGATATAGCAAAATGTAAGGTATTAGAACTTAGATGTAATTGTGATGATGGAGAATATTTTATTGAATCTTATCAAAATAAATATTCTTGTGTTCATAATGATAAGTGGGTATTGCTAGGTGATAATGTCTTGAAAGCATACTGGAAAGTAGCTTTAGAAATAGCAAAAGAGAAGGTGAAAGAATGAGGTATCGTTTCACAGATAAAGAAATGAAAAAGATACTTGATAGCATGGTTGTAATTGTAGATACCAGAGAACAGAATAACCAGCATATAATAGATTTTTTTAATAAAAAGAATATTCCCTATAAGGTAGTTAAAAATGATTTTGGAGATTATACAGCAATGATACCTAAAGGCACTATAAATGCATTTACATGTGATATTTACTTTGATAGAGATATAGCAATTGAACGTAAAAACTCTATAGATGAAATAGCTGGAAACCTTAAAGATGAAGCATATAGGTTAAAAAAAGAACTGGCACACATGAATATGTACGATATAAAGTATTTCTTCTTTGTGGAAGACCCAAATTATCATGTCAATTTAAGAGAAGGAAATTATAGAAGCCAATATGATCCATTCACATTAATGCAGAGGATTAAGAAAGGCATAGAAGCCGAATACAACACGATTGTAGTACCTATCAATAAGAATTGTGTTGGTAGTGAGATATATTACACTCTACAGGCGTTTGTATATGCATTGTTTAAGCATAAGGGATTTATTTTAGAGGAGAGCGATATTAATGAGTAAAAAGTTAAATATAATCGAGGCTATGAAAATGCCTTTAGGAAGTCAATTCAATATTGTAATTGAAGAAACAGAAAATACGCCAGGTTTTCTAATAACCAATATAGTTTTAGAAGGTAACATAAACGAAAAAAGAAGAGCTTTTTTAAATTCAGCTACAGATGAATATTTAAATTTATTTAGTGATTATCTAGATGCAACATTCATACCAATTCAACAGCCAGTAAGCTTTATGGAAGCAATAGAAGAAGGTTCAAAAGATAAAAAAATTAAAGTTGTTATGGATAGAATCACATTCCCTAAACATTTTGCGGATGCTTTAAATCAATATATGACGCTTAATGAGATATTTGAATATATGCCAAAACATCTTAGTCGTGTAGGAATCAGAAACGTTATTAAAGAAGGCAAATGGTATATAGAAGAAAGCGAGGCTGATTCTAATGACTGATAAAGAAGAAAAAGTGATACTTCAACAAGCAATTAATGCATTTGGAGAATATGCACAAATAGATATGGCTATAGAGGAAATGTCAGAACTAATACAAGCCTTATCTAAGCATAAGAGAGGTAAGGAGCATAATGTCGAAGAAGAAATTGCAGACGTTGAAATAATGATTGAGCAGCTTCGATTAATGAAAGATAAATTTGATAATGACAAAATAGACCACATAAGGGCAATGAAGCTAAATAGGCTTAAAGGAGTTGTTTGGTAGTATGAAAGATTATCTAAACACCACTGAAAGAGAAAACTTAATTAGAGTAGTTCATTTGACTAGTGATATTGAAAGATGCCTTGAAGGGAACGCCCTTAGTAAAGAGGAAATTTCACATTTAAAAAAGTCTGCTACTTGGGGAATGAAAGCTATTGAAAGTGTTTTAAATAGGATTAATGAAACAGCAGTTAAAACCTTTAAAAGAAGTGCCAAAGGTTCAAAGATTGTCTTAGATACTTATGGAGACAAAGAAATTAACTTCAAGAAAAAAGTAGCAGAATATTCAGCTAGTTATGATGAAAATAAAGAATATTATAAGTTGGTTGAATTAATATTTGATAATTGTTGTAAAGACTGTAAAAAAGACGGCTCAAAGTGTGATATTTATAAAGAATTTGAGGAACAATGCATATTTGAGTTTGATGGAATGGACAAGTGTAATAATTGTAGATATGCCTATAGAGGTGATGAAATTGCAAAGAAGTGTGAATGAAATAATAGACCAAGCTGTTAAAAATACACTCTTAAGATTACGTAATGATAAGCCTATAGAGATTGAAGTAAGAAGGACAGGCAATAAGAAAGCCTTACATCAAAAAGGTAAAAATAAGGTGAAATCATGGAAAGTTTAATAGAGCTAAAAAAGAAATACAATGCTTTATTAGTTAGGGATAAAAAAGCTACTGAATATCTAAAGGCACATACATTTATACAATGTTCAGCTCCATTAAAAAATAAAGATGGCTCATACAAAGTACAAGCTAATGGCGATTATATTGATACCTTTCATGTATTTAATGAGTTGGTAACTAATTTAAGCAAAACTAAGCGTGATATTGAAACTTTACTCTATAGGAATATGACAGATGATGAAATTTGGAACGGATTTAAAATTTAGGAGGGAAAATAAGTGAAAGTAATTAATGCAAAATATGAAATTATCAATAAAGAAAATATAAATGGTTTAGAGTTATTAAAAGGAATTGAGGTAGTTGGTAGAACTTGCTACAAATCAGAAAATAATATCACAGATGATTCAGCAAAGAAGTTTGTTTCAACACTTATAAAAAATGGTCATGAGGCAATGATTGAGCATAATGCAATTTCTGTTAGATTTACATGTGATAGAGGTGTAAGTCATGAATTAGTAAGGCATAGACTTGCTAGTTTTGGCCAAGAAAGTACTAGATATTGTAATTATTCTAAAGATAAGTTTGGAAGTGAAATAACAGTTATTAAACCATGTTTCTTTAAAGAAGATTCAGTTGAAAATACTGCTCGAAGAATTATTTGGGAAAAAGCTATGAGAGATGCGGAAACAAGTTATTTTATGATGCTAGATGCAGGTTCATCACCACAAGAAGCAAGAAGTGTATTGCCTAACTCACTTAAAACTGAAATAGTAATGACTATGAATTTAAGAGAATGGAGACATTTCTTTAGTTTAAGAGCTGATACACCAGCACACCCGCAAATGAGGGAATTAGCAATACCATTATTAAAAGAAATGAGCGAATTGATACCAGTAGTATTTGATGATTTAGTAAAAAAGTTTTGCTAATAAAATTAAATTTATGAGTAGGAGGTGCAAGAGTTGAAAGAAATACAAGATATAGACCTAAAGGCAGTTATAGAGGCTGAGACAGGACAGAGGTTTAATAAAGACAATAAAATAAATTCTCCATTCACAAACGAAAAAACACCTTCTTTTAGCATATTTTTCAATAGCAATGCTAATAAGTGGCAATTTAAAGATTTTAGTAATAGTGATAAGTATGGTGATGCAATAGACTTCATTATGGAATACAAAAATTTAAATCATAAAGAAGCTAGAGAATATCTAGGAATGGAAGTCACTAGAACGCCTTTAGAAGAGTTTAAAGCCACAATAGAAGATTATGTATCTAAGCAAGTTAAGAGCGGAAATAAGCAAGGGTACAAGCCTTTAGGAGTGTTTGTATTTGTAGATGAAAACAATCAGCCTATATATGCAAAAGTTAAGTTTTTGAAGCCTGATGGTAAGAAAGAAACACCTTACTACAGTATTAGCGAAGGTCAAGTATTTAATAAAAGGCTACATGATGAAGTTCCTTATAATTATTATAATCTATTGCAAGGAATAGCACAGAATAAAACTATTGTCTTCCTAGAGGGCGAAAAAGATGTTAATACGATAAATAACACCTTAAGCAAAAAGGATTATGTAGCAACTAGTATTAAGGGCTTTAAAGACTACTCTAAAATACAAGGCGAATTTATGAAAATTGCTGTAATTGGTGATACTGGAACAGCAGGACAAAAGTATGTTGAAAATATTAAATTCAACTTCCTAAAGGTTGCTAATAGTTTCAAAATTATTAATCTTCCTGGAATAAAAAGTCTTGGTGATAATAAAGACGTTACGGATTGGTTGCAGGCTGGATACATTAAGCAACAACTACTAAATGCGTTTGATAGATCACTTGATTTAAAGGATAAATTTGAATTACAGCAAGACGATAAAGGAATTTATTACTTGAAGAAAAGTAAAGACGAAGAAGGTTCATTCAAAAAAGAGCGTTTAACTGACTTTAATATTCTAGAGGCAAGTAAAATTAATCGAGTTGACGAAGGAACGCAAAATATAAAGCTTAAGATAAAAAGTTGTATAGATGGAAAAATAGTTGAAAAGATTGGGCAAAGCAAAATATTTGATGATTTAAGGACCTTTAGAAACTTTCTAGGCATGGATTTTAGTTTTACTGGTATAAATGTAGGCGAATTGGTCAAGCTCAAAGGCTGGGTTAATAAGTATTTTGCAGTAGATAATAGTGAAATAAATGTCGGAACTAAAATATTGCCTATAGAAGGTACTAATAACTTTAAAATTATTACATCTACAGGCACATTGACACCGGGCGCCATAGATAGAAGTTGCATAGCCGAAAATAGCAACATTGACATATTAGATATAGAGCCTATAGAGAAAAATGAACTTCAGGAACTTATGCAGTATCTATTCAGATTCATAAATTACAATCAAGCAGTTTGCCTTATAGGAAGTGCATTAAGCTTTTTACAAGCAGCACAAAGCATAGCACTAGATTCACAATTACACCATTTATTCTTATTAGGTGAAAGCCAAACAGGTAAAACTACTATACTTGAAAAGGTACTTATGCCACTTCTTAATTATCCTAAATGTGATAAAAAAACAATGTCATCTACAATTCATTCTATTAAAGAAGAGCTAGCCATAGGAAATTATCCAATAGTATATGAAGAATTTAAACCTAGTAAAATGACTCAATATAAAAAAGATGAATTAAGTAATATTTTTAGATCTGCATATGATAGAGACGCAATATCTAGAGGTGATAAAGGATTTGGCGTTAAAGATGTAAAACTAACAAGGCCAATGATAGTTGCTGGTGAAGAAATGATACCAGGAAATGAAAAAGCCATAATTACACGTAGCTGCATAGTTTACATGGGAAAAGGTGAAAGAACAAAAGAAACTAGCAGTTCAATATTTTGGCTAGAGGATCACAAAGAGCTATTAAATAAGCTAGGTAAAAGTTTAATTTTGGAGGTTTTAAACTTGCCTATAGAGGAATATAAGCAGCTTAGAATTTGCTTAAGAGATAAATTCACTCTAAAGGATAGACCTTTGAATACTGCAATCAATATAAGTTGTGGAATCGAGTTACTTAACAAGGTGCTAATTAAACAGGGGTTACAGCCTGTAGAAGACTATCACAGCGCTATTGAACAAAATATACGTGATGAAGTTTTGAGCAACGGAGACGATACGGACAGTACCATAGAACAGATGATAACATTGTTTAATGATATTCTACAGGATAGTAATTATGTAAGTGCATTTAAAGCTGTAAGAACAGAAAAAAAGAGGACATTTATAAGATCACAAATATTGGTAGATACATTATTTAAGTATCAGCGTGATTATCAAAGTGTTGATATTAATATGGTCAAGATTAAGGACTTTAGAAAGCAAGCTAAGAAAAGTGGTTACCTTTTAAATGTTAATGAAAAACAATTTACCGATAAAGATACTGGTGCTAAGCCTTGGTATGATGAATTCAATACAGATAAACTTATAGAACTTGGAGTTGGTGAAATAGTTGAATGCGACCTAATGGAAGAAGCTGTTAACATGGCGGAACGGAATATATTTAGTGTTGCTAAGTAATGAATTATATGCAGAAACCACAAAACAAAGGAGTATTTGAAATGAGGAATCCCACAGAAAAAATGATAAATGCAGTTATGTTTATAATGGATTGGGTTGTAGATGTAGAAAAACCTAACATTGATAATTACTGGGAAGTGTCTAACTTTATAGGCGAACATTTGAAACAAGCAAAAATAGTTAAAGAAGATTGGGAACAGGGAAGATGTTCTTACCCAATTCCAAGTAAGGTAATGTTTAAATATGAAGAAAGAGATTATAAGTCACCATATGAAGGGCAACATAGATATTATGCTGATGATATAGAAACATATCATAATGGCAAATGGATTAGTAGAGAAAAAAATAAAACATATGTAGGAATATGATAATTAGTTAATTAGCAATACTAAAATTTGAAGTAGTCCAACCTATAGAGTCATAACAAGAAAATAACAAGAAATAACAAGAATCAAATATTTTTTGTTATGTACTCTAGGTTAGTGATACCAACGCTTTGAAGGTAATGTTAAAAACTGGATATAACAAGAATTTTTTCGGTTTTGTTATGTGCCTCAGCCGGCATGGTTGTGCCCTTTATATATATATATATTATATAAATAACAAAAAATATAAATATATATATACTATAGATGAGAAAAGGTATATACCTCCTTATATATAAAGATAGGGTGTATATTTTAAAAAATCTTGTTATTTTGTTATGAGAACTCTATAGGCTAGTAATATCAACGGTTATAGGGATAACAAAAGTTTAAAAATCTTGTTATTTTCTTGTTATTTTTTGTGATAAACTTGTTATTTTATTAAATTGGGGTGAATTTATATGTCAATTGATATGTTAGAAGTTAAAAAAGATAGATTAAAAGAAGTAGATAAACAGATTAAAATTTGTATAAAACGTAAAAGTTGGTTTGAATGTGGTTTCTTAGATAGCGAAAAGAAAACCTTACTACAGGAAATTAAAGATATTGAAAGTAAGAGAGGTAAATAATTATGGAAGATAGATATATTGTTGTATATGAAATGAATTTAACTAAGATGTTTTCATCAACAAATACTTATTGTGGGGAAGTTAAGAACAAAGATGGATTAAAAACATTTATAAAAGATTTGATTAATAAAGGTGCTACCAACATAAGAATAGGCAAGAAACTTGATTTTGAAGTTGATGTTTTAATTAAGTAGGTGATAAACTTGGAAGATAAATTTAAAAAGATGGAAAAGACATTGTATGACTATAGGAAACTGGATACAGCTATCAATAATATAGACATTGACATAGAACACTTAAGGAATGATATTACTCTAAAGGCTGTTAGTTATGAAGAGAAAAGTGGTCCAACTAATGCATTTCATAGCAATGTTGAGGATGAAGTGATTCACAGATCTATTTATATGGAACAGGAGATAGCAAGACTTAAATCTCTAAAGGCTGATAAGATGGCATTAAGAACAAAGATATACAATGCTTTAAAGGATTTAAAAGAGAATGAGTACAAGCTAGTTGAACTTAGATATTTAGGCAAGGAAAAGTATACATGGCTTGATATAGGTTTAGAGTTAGGCTTTGATAAGAATTATTGTCAAAAGCTACGTAATGATATTATTAATCAGCTTATTGAGATTATATTTCCATAATGAAAGGGTGAAATAAAAATGAATAAATTATTATGTTTATTATTTGGTCATATTCCTGTAAGTGAACATTTGACAGATATGTTTGGTTATGAGTATGTATGGCAAAGGAAATATTGTAAAAGATGCGGTAAAACATTAAATTAATACAAAATAGAATTATTATAACTCTTTTGTACATCATTAACTACTTTATTAGCTGTTTTTAATTACTCTTTTAAATTACCAATTACCTAATAAAAGATGAGATAATATTATTGTTGGAAGAGTTAGTTAAGAGAAATAATTCTTTACTTTAGACATTTACATATTAATTATGTAGGTGTCTTTTTTAATGCAGTTTATAGCCTTGTACAGGCACTAAGTAATTAGATGATAAATTATACATTGATTGTGATTAGGCTAGAGTATGAGGCTAATAAGCTTATATAAATATGATAAGGAAGTGATAACATGAATGAGTATGAGATATGGGATATGAATAAGTTTATTGAATATAATTTACAATCAGATGTTTCTTGTAATGTAGATAAGTGTAAAGAAATGTTTAAGCAATTATCTAAAGGATTTAATTTTATTATTGCAATATTCAATATGAATAAAAGAGATTATATATTCTTATCAGTTACATTCTTTAATGATGAAGTGGTTAACAATGGCTAGAGAGTTTAGTAAGTCTTTCTATAAGACTAAAGCATGGAAACAAACAAGAGAATATATCTTTAATAAGTATCATGGTCTATGTGCTGATTGTGGCAAGCCAGGTAAGGAAGTACATCACAAAGAGTTCTTAAGTCCAGATAATATTAATGATACTAACATTACATTAGGAGAGAATAACTTAGTATTGCTTTGCAAGGATTGTCACCATAGAAGACATGCTAAGAAAGATAATACTAGAGACGGATTAATGTTTAATGAGTATGGAGAATTGATTGAAAGGAATGATTGATATGAGTAAGTATGTTGCATTTAAATGTATGCATTGTGGAAAGATAAATATTTTCCCTTCTAATCGTACTGATGGAAATGTTTGTATTGATTGCAAAGGTTGTCTAATGCCTATAGGCGATGCTTTAATTTATGAAAGCAAGAATAAGAAAAGTGATAGTCCCCCCATAAAATAATTTAAGAAATGGCTTTTGGAGACCGATGAGTGGACAGACAAAAAATGCATGATTAATTCCACGTGAGGGGTGTAGTCAAGAAAGGAAGTGATTTTTAATGGCAGATGAAGAAAGTAAGAAGTATTTAGAGAAAAATAAAAGGATAAAGGCAGAGGAAAAGAGACTTAACGGTATATTCACAAAGATAGAAGTTGAAACTAAAAAAACTGTACAATCTCTCATTAAAAATGCTGCTTTTATGGCTATAAGTCTTGAAGATCTACAGGAAATAATAAATCAAAAAGGCTACACTGAAGAATACCAAAATGGAGCTACTCAAAAAGGTGTTAAAAAGTGTAGTGAGGTTGAAATATATAACACTATGATAAAAAATCATTCTAGTGTTATGAAGCAATTAATTGATTTACTCCCTAAAGGCGATAATCCACCACCAGGTGAAAATAAAGGCGATGGATTTGACGATTTCGTGAATGGGCGTGAGGATATATGATTAAATACCCTAATGACTATAATCCTATAGAAGAATACTGGCAACAGATTCAAAATAAAGAAATAGTAGTTTGTGATAAGCTCTACAGGACTTATAAAAAAGTTATTAATGACTTAAATAATCCTGGGGAGTTTTTTTATTCTAACAAAAGGGGAAATCACATCATAGAATTTTGTGAGAATTACTGCAAACACTCTAAAGGTAAAATGGGCGGTAAGCCTGTAATACTTGAACTTTGGGAAAAGGCAATGTTAGCAACTATTTTCGGATTTGTGAATATAGAAGGTATTAGAAAATATCAATTTGCAGAATTAATAATAGGTAAGAAGAATGGTAAGTCTTTATTATCTTCATGTGTAGGATTATATCTACAGGTTGCAGATTGCGAAGCAGGTCCAGAAGTATATTCTGTTGCCACCAAGAAAGATCAAGCTAAGATAATTTGGCAAGAGTCTAAAAGAATGGTTAATAAATCTCCTGTGCTTAAGAAAAGAATACGTACATTAGTTGCTGAAATGGATAGCGATTTTAACGACGGAGTATTCAAGCCTTTAGCAAGTGATAGTGATAGCTTAGATGGTCTTAATGTTCATGGTGCTTTAATGGATGAAATACACCAATGGAAGAATGGAAAAGCACTTTACGATATTATTGCTGATGGTATTACAGCAAGAGAACAACCACTTATATTTGTAACAACAACTGCTGGAACAGTTAGGGAAGATATTTATGATATGAAATATGGCGAAGCTGAAATGACTATTAATGGTTATTCTGATGATGAAGGTTACAAGGATGAAAGAAGTATCTACTTTATATATGAATTAGATAATAGAAAAGAGTGGACAGATGAAAAGTGTTGGCAAAAAGCTAATCCAGGACTAGGCACAATTAAGAATATTAGGACTCTAAAGGAAAAAGTAGAAAAGGCAATTAAAAATCCTTTACTAGTTAAAAATTTAGTATGTAAAGAATTTAATATTAGAGAAACCTCTAGTGAATCATGGCTGACTTTTGACCAAGCTAATAATAAAGCTAAATTTGATATTGCAGAATTAAAACCACGTTATGGAATAGGTGGCGCAGACTTATCTAGTACAACAGATTTAACATGTGCAACCATTTTATTTAAAGTTCCTAATGATGAACATATATATGTTAAGCAAATGTATTTCTTACCTGAAGATCTACTTGGAAAAAGAGTGCAGGAAGATAAAATACCATACGACTTATGGAGAGATATGGAACTATTGAGAACAACACCAGGAAATAAAGTTCATTACAAATACGTAACTGAATGGTTTCTAGAGGTTCAAGACACTTATGATATTTATATTTATAGTGGTGGTTATGACGCATGGAGCGCTAATTATTGGGTTGAAGAAATGCATAATACTTTTGGAAAAGATACATGGCAACCAGTTATTCAAGGTAAAAAAACATTAAGCGGACCTATGAAAAGTTTAGGCGCTGACTTGGAAAAGAAAATAATAAATTATAATAATAATCCAATTCTTAAGTGGTGCTTAACTAATACAGCAATAGAGATTGATAAAAATGATAATATACAGCCTATAAAGACAAGCAATTCACGTAGGCGTATTGATGGACTAGCAAGTTTACTTGATGCTTATGTGCAACTAGAGCGAATGTATGAGGCTTATATGTCAGTTATTTAACTCTATAGGCTAGAGAGGGGGTGAAATTAAAGTGGGATTCATTAAAAATTTATTTAATAGAAGTGTAACTCAAACAAGGTTTGAAATGATTGAAGATAAGGGTAATGGCTTTTATAGCTGGAATGGGAATATATATAAATCTGATATTGTAAGAGCCTGTATAAGACCTAAAGTAAAGGCTATAGGTAAACTTATACCACAACATATCAGAAACAATTCTCAACAAGGCTTTTCGGTTAATCCTGAGTCTTATATAAGATTCCTTTACGAAGAACCTAATCCTTATATGAGTGGGTCTGTATTTAGGGAAAAGATGGCAACTCAATTAGCATTAAATAATAACGCTTTTGCTTTACTGGTAAGAGACGATAATGGGTATCCTTTAGAAATGTATAATATTCCATGCTTAGGTGTAGAAGCTATATATGATGATCAAGGAAATTTATATTTAAAGTTTACTAATAGAAATGGCAAAATAGTTACTTATCCATATACAGATATCATTCACTTAAGACAAGATATAAACGAAAATGACATATTTGGAGAAAGTCCAAGAGAAGCACTTTTACCTCTAATGGAAGTAGTGACTACTACGGATCAAGGAATTGTTAAGGCTATAAAAAATAGTAGCGTAATTAGATGGTTGCTAAAGTTCATGTCAAATATGAGACCTGAAGATATTACAAAACAAACAAATGACTTTACAGCAAACTTTTTAAACATTGATAATACTGGTGGTGCAGCAGGTATTGATAATAAAGTAGATGCACAGCAAATAGAACCTAAAGATTATGTTCCCAATGCGTCAGTTATTGACAGAACCACACAGAGAATATACAGCTTTTTTAATACTAATGAAAAGATAGTACAAAGCAAATACAGTGAAGATGAATGGAATGCATATTATGAGAGTGAGATTGAGCCTATAGCGTTACAATGGAGTGCTGAAGATACTAGAAAGCTATTTAATAGGCGTGAGAGAGGGTTTGGAAACCAGATTGTTTATGCTGCTAATAATCTTCAATATGCTAGTATGACTACTAAACTACAATTATTACAAATGGTAGACAGAGGGGCCATGACGCCTAATGAATGGAGAGAAGTTCTTAACTTACCGCCTGTAGATGGTGGTGATAATGTTATAAGAAGACTTGATACCGCAGTAGTAAATGAAATTGAAGAAAAAATATACAACAAAGTTCTAAAGGAACTGAAGGGAGGTGAATGATAAATGAAAAGTGTAAATGTAAAAGGTGCTATTGTATCAAATGATGATCAATGGATTTATGATTGGTTCGGAATTGAGGCAACTAGTCCTAAATCTATAAGTGATGCAATTAAAGAGGCTAATGGTGACGAGTTAGAAGTTGAAATAAATAGTGGTGGTGGTGATGTATTCGCAGGAAGTGAAATTTATACAGCTCTAAAGGCCTATAGTGGAAATGTAACTACTAAAATCGTTGGATTAGCAGCAAGCGCTGCAAGTGTAGTTGCTATGGCAGGGGATAAGGTACTTATCTCACCAACAGCACAAATGATGATACATAATGTCTCGACAAGAAGTGCGGGAGATTATAGAGATATGGAACATACCGCAGAAGTATTAAAAAATGCAAATGATACTATTGCAAATGCTTATATGTTTAAAAGTGGAATGGATAAAGAAACATTGTTATTTATGATGGATAATGAAACGTGGCTAACACCGCAACAGGCTTTAGACAATAAGCTGGTTGATGAAATTATGTTTAGCAATCAATTTAATCTAGTGGCCAGTTATGGAAACACACAAATGTTACCTATAGAGGTAATCAATAAAATGAGAAATTCAAAAAATATGAATCCGCTAAATTCTAGAAAGAATGATGTGGATTTTTTTAATGCTCAAAAAGCACAGGCAAAATTAAATTTATTAAAACTTGGAGGAATGAGAAATGAATAAAGAAAAATATTTAGCACAAAGAAATACTTTAGTAGAAAGCGCGCAAGCATTAATTAATGAAGGGAAGATTGAAGAAGCCAATGCAAAAATGGAAGAAGTAAAAACTTTAGATGATCAATTTGAAAATGAAGCAAAAGCAGCAGCTAACTTAAACGCCCTAAAGGACAACAATAAAATAACAAATATACAAAACAAAGGAGTGGCTGTAATGGGAAATGTATTTGATTCTACAGGCTCAATTCAAACTGATGATATGTATGCAAGTCTAGAGTATAGAAAAGCATTTATGAACAATATCATTAATGGCTCACCTATACCAAATGAATTTTTAAATGCAGACTCAAACACAAAGGCAACTGATATAGGCTCTGTAATTCCTACAACTGTAGTAGAAACAATTATTGAAAAGTTAGAAGCTACTGGAATGATATTGCCTTTAGTAACTAGAACAGCTTATAAAGGTGGAGTTTCAATTCCAATTTCAACAGTTAAGCCAACTGCAACATGGGTAGCTGAAGGTGCTGGAAGTGATAAACAAAAGAAAACTACAGGATCTATTACATTCACTTATTATAAATTAAGATGTGCTGTATCTGTATCTTTTGAAACTGATAATATCGCACTTGCAGTATTTGAAACAACTTTAATTAATAATGTTGTTGAAGCAATGACTAAGGCTTTAGAACAGGCTATTATAAGCGGAACTGGAACTGGACAACCTAAAGGTATTTTAACTGAGACACCAGCTACAGGCCAAGCGTTAACAATCGCTAAGACAGCAGATATAAAATACGCTGATTTACTTGCAGCAGAGGCGGCATTACCTTTAGAGTATGAAGCTAATGCAGTATGGTGTATGTCTAAAAAGTCATTTATGGCATTCTTAGGAATGGTAGACGCTCAAGGCCAACCTATAGCAAGAGTTACTTATGGTATAAATGGAAAGCCTGAAAGAACTTTATTAGGTAGAACAGTAGTACTTAATAATTATGTAACTTCATATACTTCGGCCCCTTCATCAGATATAACTTTTGCTTTCTTGTTCAACTTTAGTGATTATATCCTAAACACTAACTACCAAATGGCATTAAAGAAATATGAAGATAATGATACTGATGATCAAGTTACTAAAGCTATTATGTTAGCTGATGGTAAGGTTGTTGATGTTAATTCGCTTGTTACAATAACTAAAAAGTCTGTTTAGAAAGGATGGTGATCCAATTATCTCGCTTGACCTATGCGTTAATAGGTCTACTTTATTTTAGGAGGAATGTATAAATGAATATTAATGATTTAGAAAAATGCTTTCAAGAAGCAACTATAAGAGGCGCTAAATATGTAGGTGTAAAGATAGAAATGCAAGGATTTCCAAAAGCTGAAATTATAATAAATGAAAATGAGAATTTTGATAGTAAACTTGCTTATTATAAAAAATCATATAATGATGATTTAACTCTTAAAGCTTTTAATGGAATTAGAATTATTGATTTTGCTTATGAAGATTCATTTGAAGCAATAGAAAAAGATTTAATGGAGTCTTAAGAAATTAAGGATTTTTATTATGCCTTTAGAGAGGTGATTAAATGTTAGAAAAAATAAAACAAGCTCTTAGAATAAAAATATCATCTTTAGATGATGAAATAACAGACTTAATTGAAGCATGTAAAATTGATTTAAGCCTTTCTGGAATAAAAAAAATAAGTGAAGATGATCCACTAATTCAGCAAGCTATTAAAGTTTATTGTAAGGCTAATTTTGGATTAGACAATAAAGACAGTGAAAAATATCAAAGATCTTATGATTCTCTAAAGGTATCATTAGCTTTATGTGGTGACTATAACACAGAGGTGACTACTAATGTGGAATAATGAATTAACACTTAAAAGTATTACTTATACAGAGGATGAAATAGGGAACCAAATACCTGTAGAGGTTAATAATACTGTCTTTTGTGAAGTTAATTCTATAGGCCGAAGTGAATTTTATAATGCTTCAATGGCAGGATTGAAACCTTCAATTATTTTTACCGTTCATCCATATGAGTATAATGAAGAAACGCAAATTGAATTTGAAAATAAAAATTATAAGGTGATTAGAACATATGAAAAGAACACCGAAGAATTAGAGTTAACATGTGAGAAGGTGATGGGGAGTGGCTAATATTAAAGGTTTATCAGACTTATCAAATGAAATAGCAAAAGCGTTAACAGAATATACCGAAGATGTTACTAAAGGCATTGAAAAAGAAAAAAGAATAAATGCAAAAAAAGCGGTTGAAATGTTAAAAGCTGCAAGCCCTAAGTCAGAATCAGCTACTTCAGGCGAATATGCTAATAGCTGGACCACTAGTAAAATTGATGGTAAACAAGTTATTTATAATAAAGAACATTATCAATTAACGCATTTACTTGAATATGGACATGCTAACAGAGATGGAGGAAGAACGCCAGGGAAACCACATATTAGACCTGTAGAGGAATTTATAAGCGATAGATTTGTAGAAGGCGTAAAGAAGGTGATAAGTAAATGACACAAACTGAATTATGTACAATTCTAAAGGCTACTGGTTATCCAGTGGCTTATTCGCATTTCAAGTCAAGTGATAAAATTCCTTTACCTACTCCACCTTATATATGTTATTTATCTGCTTATTCATCTAATTTTATGGCAGATGATATTGTCTATAAAGATATAGATAATTTACAAATTGAACTCTATACAGTTGTAAAAGATCCTGTAGCTGAGAAAAAAATAACAGATTTATTAAAAACAAATGGAATTGCCTATCAATCTAGTGAAGATTGGATTGAATCAGAGCAATTATTCCAAAAAATATATGAAGTGAGGTTGATATAAAATGAGCGAAAATAAAGTTGCGTTCGGTTTAAAAAATGCACACTATGCTAAAATCACAGTTAATCCAGATGGTTCTATTTCTTATGGAACACCAGTAGCGTTACCAGGTGCTACAGAAATTTCTCTTGATGCCAAGGGGGACATGACCGAATTTTATGCGGACGATATGTTGTATTATAGTGCATCAAATAATCAAGGTTATGATGGTAAATTAACTCTTGCAACCATTCCAGAATCTTTTGGTATTGATATTTTAGGAGAAGAAAAGGATACAGATGATGCGGTTATAACAGAAAAAGCTACTGCTAAAGGTAGTTACTTTGCACTAATGTTTGAATTTGATGGAGATGTAAAAGCAACAAGGCATGTAATGTATTATTGTTCTGCCTCTAGACCAAGTGTTGCGTCGGCAACAAAATCCGATAAGAATGATCCTAACACATCTGAGTTAGATTTTACAGCAAGTGCAAGACCTGTAGATTATAAAGTCAAGACAAAGACCACTGCAACAACACCAGCTAATATATACAACAATTGGTACGATAGCGTTTATGATAAGGCTACAACTCCATTAGCTGTGAGCGTATCGCCTTTAGATGGAGCTACAGGGGTTACATTAAGCTCTAATGTTGTATGGACTTTTGATAAAGCAATAAATGATTCAGATGTTAATTCAGATAACTTTTATGTAATTGATTCTACTGCAGGCATAGAGGTTGCAGGAACATTATCATTAGATGAAACAAAGAAGATAGTAACATTTAATCCTACTGCTGATTTAACTAGTGCTAAAGGCTATATAGCTACAGTTACTAAAGGCGTAAAAGCAACGGATAGCAGTACATTAACTAATAAGAATATTGTTAACTTTACAACAGCATAGGAGGAATAGGATATGGAAAAGACTATTGAAATAGATGGTAAGCAAGTTGTATTTAAAAGTACAGCCGCAACACCATTAAGATATAAAGCACAATTCCATAAGGACTACTTTTCGGAAATTTTGAAATTAGAAAAACTTAGTAAAACTATGAAATCTAAAAAATTGACTGATGTAGAAAAGTTAGAAAAAGTTGATTTTGAGTTATTTTATAATATTGCTTGGGTATTTGCTAAAACAGCAAACAAAAGTATTCCAGAGCCTTTAGACTGGCTGGATGGTTTTGATACATTCCCTATGGATGAAATATTGCCACAATTAATGGAATTGATTATATCAAATATGCAAAGTAAAAAAAAATAGAAAATGAAGATTCAGGGAGCAGTGATGTTATTACAACAGAGCTGTTCCTTGTTTTATGTAAAAAAAATCAATTAAACAATGAGGATTTAGAAAACATGACAATAGGTATGTGTCTAGATTACATGGAAGAATATGTTGACTTAAATAACCCTAAGAAAGTTAGAAATAGAAAAGCCACTCAGAATGATTTTGATTCATTCTAAAGGCAGAAAGGAGGAAATATGGCAGATAGAATTAAGGGTATAACTATTGAGATAGATGGGCAAACCACAGGTTTAAAAAAGGCTTTAGGTGATGTTACAAGCCAAAGTATATCAGTTCAAAAAGAGCTTACAGATGTTAATAGGCTTTTGAAATTTGACCCCGGTAATACTGCAGCTTTAGCACAAAAACAAGAATTACTAGGAAAGCAAGTTGAAATTACTAGCCAAAAATTAAAAGCTTTGAAAGATGCACAATCACAGGTTGATGCTCAATTCTCTAAAGGCGAAATAGGAGAGCAACAATATAGAGCCTTTCAAAGAGAAATAGAGTTTACCGAAGCTTCACTTAATAAATTTAAAAACTCATATAAGGATGCTATGAATCCACCTACAAGTGGTGATTTAGCAAAGCCTGTAAAAGATTTAGAACAAGAAGTTGAGAAGTCTAAAGGCGTATTTGATAATATGGGTGAATATATCAAAAGAGGAATTGGCCTTGCTATTGGTGGAGATATATGGGACAAAGCTAAAGAAGGTTTTGGAGAGCTTGTAACATTTGGTGGAGATTGGCAAAAGTCTTTAAATGGACTACAGGCTCAAACAGGTGCAACCACAGATGAAATGGCACAATTCAATCAACAAATTGAAGATATTTATAATAATAATTTTGGTTCTAGTGTTGAAGATGTAGCAGAAAGTTTTTCAGAAGTAAGGCAATATATGCAGGGCACAGGAGAAGACTTACAAGGTGTTACACAAAATGCAATAGCCTTTAGAGATACATTTGGAGTAGAAGTTCCTGAGAGTATGCGTTCTGTTCAGACATTAATGAAACAATTTGGGCTTACATCTGAAGAAGCATTTAATTTATTGGCTCAAGGACAACAAAGTGGATTAAATTATAGTGATGAATTACTTGATAGTGTAAATGAATATTCTGTACAATTTGGAAAGCTTGGTTTAAATGCTGAAGATATGTTTAACATATTTAGTGCTGGTGCGGATTCTGGAGCCTTTAACTTAGATAAAGTTGGAGATGCAGTAAAAGAACTCAGTATAAGAGTTATTGATGGTTCTACAACTACTCAAGATGGATTTAATAAACTCGGCTTAAATGCTGATGAAATGGCACAGAAATTTGGTGCTGGTGGAGATAGTGCGAAAGCTGCTTTTTATCAAGTTATTCAAGGCTTAAAAGATATGGATGATCCTGTAGCACAAAGTACTGCCGGAGTTGATTTGTTTGGTACTCAATGGGAAGATTTAGGCCCGCAGGTTGTAACTAGTCTAGGAAGTGTACAAGGTGCTTTTGACCAAACTAAAGATTCCATGGAACAGATTAATCAAGTTAAATACAATACGCCTATAGAGGCATTAGATGGATTAGGAAGACAAATAAAAACTAGTGTATTACTTCCAGTTTCTCAAGAACTTATGCCTACTTTGAATGATGCAGCAAAACAATTAAGTGAAACTTTTTCAAGTTCTGATTTAAAAAGTGGAATAGAAAGCTTATCGCAAGGATTAGGTGAATTAATAAAAGCTATAGCAGATATAGCAGCAAATGTATTACCAAGCTTATTAACTGGTTTAGGCTGGATAATGGATAATGCAAGTATAATTGCTACAGGAATTGTTGCTATAGGTACTGCTATGGAAGCTTTTAAAGTAGTTGGGTTAGTAACCGGATTAGTAGATGCCTTTAAGGCTGCTCAAGTTGCTACAGAGGGGTTGACAGTTGCACAGTGGTTATACAATGCAGCACTTACAGCAAATCCTATAGGCTTAATTGTGGCTGCTATAGCTGGATTAGTAGCAGCAATAGTTTATCTATGGAATACAAACGAAGGTTTTAGAAATGCAATAATTGGAGCATGGGAGGCTATTTCTCAAACTGCAATTGTTGTATTTAATGGACTTATAAGCTTTTTTACAGTGACTATACCAGGTGCATTAAGTAGCCTTGGAACTTTCTTTAGTGGTTTATGGACAACTATAACAACAGCTTTTACAAATGGTTGGAATAGCATAGTAACATTTTTTACAAGTAGTGTACCAGCATGGTTACAGTCAATGCAAGAATGGTTTTTGCAACTTCCAAATTCTATAGCTTATGGTTTAGGCGAAGCAATAGGAAGTATTGTTAAGTGGGGCACAGATACCTATAGTTATTTAACTACAAATGTACCTATATGGATTAGTTCTATAGGTCAATGGTTTTCGGCTTTACCGGGGAATATATGGACATGGTTAGTTAATACAATTACAAATATTCAAACTTGGGGTAGCAATATGCTTAATGAAGCTACTACAGCTGCAAGTAATACTTATAATGCTATTATAAATTGGTTTACTCAACTTCCAGCTAATATTATGACTTGGCTTAGCAATGTTGTTAGTGAAATAACAACTTGGGGTGGAAACATGTATAACGAAGCCTATACGCAAGTTAATAACGTAGTTACTGGAATAGAAGATTGGTTTTCTCAGTTACCAAGTAAAATGATTAGCATAGGTACTAATATAGTAGCAGGACTTAGAGAAGGAATACAAAATGCTTGGGGTAGCTTTAGAGGTTGGGTAGGTGGTTTAGTAGATGATTTTAAAGCAGGATTTACTAGCAAAGACGGTTTAGACATTCATTCTCCAAGTAGAGTTATGAGGGCAATAGGAAATTATGCAGGCCAAGGCTTTCAACTAGGTTTAGGTGACACAGTAAATAGTATATCTAGACAAGCAAACGCACTAGCACAAGCAGCAATACCAAGCGTTAGTGCAGGGACTTATGATATGGGTGTTAATTATTCACCTATAGGTGGAAATTTAACAGGTTCTACAGGCGGTAATTTAGATGCACTTTTAAATAAACTGGACAACATGACACAAGCTATATTAAATATGCAGATATTGATGGATGGTAAACAAGTAGGTAAGTTAGTAACTCCAGCAGTAAGTAATAATTTAGCATTTAATAATAATAGAAAGGGATGGTAAGGGTGCTTTCATATATATTTTATAATAATCAAAATAGCAATGACTTAGGACTAATAATTGAAAAAACTCCTGATATCCCAAGTTCTAATATTAAATATGCAACTATTGACATTGATGGAGGCGAAACACTTACTAAAAATCAAGGTTTCAATGATATAACTTTGAAATTTGATTTTGCTTATTTTGCAGATCCTAAAGAATATATGATGAAAAAATCTAGGATAGATAATTGGTTGCTTAGTTCTATAGGCAATTATTTAATTTATAGCTTAGATGAATTTACAGCCTATAAAGTAAAACAAGTACAGATTGATAATACAACAACTACAAGCAGGATATTAAGGCATTTTAGCGTTACTTTTACATGTACAGGGTTAAAGTATATGGCTAATGGACTAACGCCTATAGAGGTTAATAATGGTGCTGTACTAAACAACTTTGGAAGTTATGAATCTAAGCCTTTAGTGAAGATATATGGAAGTGGAAATATTACTTTCTCTATAGGCAGTAAGAGTTTCACAATTAATAATGTAGTTGATTATGTAAGTGCAGATAGTGAAATAAAAGAATGCTATAAAGATAGCACTAATAAAGGAAGAGATATGACAGGAGACTGGCCTATATTGCCTGTAGGATTGAATACTATTAGTTGGACAGGTAGTATTACAAAAGTTGAAATAACTCCACGTTGGAGGTGTTATTGATGATTAAATTGTTCAGAAATAATGAAACAAACTTTAATCATAATGAATTTGTATTAAATGAAATTATCTCTTGTAAACCTACAGAAGCTATTAATGATGATTATACAGCCGAGTTAGAATATCCTTTAGAAGATAGTAAAGGTATTAGCAGCAATTTAGTTGTAGGAGGTATAGTTTCAATACCTGCAATAGATAATAGACTAGACCAGCTATTTAGAATAATAAATAAAGAAACATCTTTAACTACTGTAACAGTGCAAATGCAAGCTAAATTGTTAGCAGACCTAAAGGAAAATCGTGTTAGAGCAATGACGCTTACAGGATTAACAAGAAAGCAAGCTATACAGGCGGTTTTAAATGCTGCTTTGGATCCACATAATTATACAGTCGGAAGCTTAGATACTAACACAAATACTAATGTAATTGTAAATATTCCAGAGGGAAATCTTTTGAGCGCGATAATAGGGGCAGAAAATTCAATCTTAAGTGCTTATGGTGGGGAATTTATAGTAAATAATAACACGATTGATATTGTTGACTCTAGAGGTTCAGATAATGGTGTTGTAATTGAATATGGTAAAAATCTAAGTAGTATTAAAGAGTCTATTAATTTAACTGATTTAGCAACAGTTTTAATACCTAAGTCTGGTGATTATAGACTTCCAGAGTATAGTATTGAAAGTCCTTTAGTTGGAGCATATGAAAAAAGATATTTTAAAGAAGTAGACCTAAATTTAAATATTTGGGATGGAACAAATACTAAAGGTGATGACCAAGTAACTATAGAAGAAGCTTACGCACTTATGAGAACTGCCTGTAGTAAGATGTTTACGGTCGATAAAGTAGACCAAATATCCTTTAATTATGAGGTTGATTTTGTCCAATTAAGTCAAACTGAGGAATATAAAAATTATGCAATACTTGAAACTGTTAATCTGGGCGACACAGTTACAATAAGGCATAAAGTGCTTAATTTAGACCTACAGGGGCGTGTAAATAAAATCTCCTATAGTATTGATAGTGAAGGTAATACAACTATTGATAAAGTTGAAATAGGCTTTAGCAGAAAAGAAATAACAGATATTATTAATAATACAATTAAGCAAATTAAATTTACTAAAGACCAAATAAATTTGCAAATAACAGATACAGCTAAGAGCATAACGGCAGCCTTTACAATAGCTGATAATGCAATTAAGCAATCTGTAACAGATACTAAAAATGCATTACAGGCTGAAATTGATATAAATAGCACAAAGATAAATGCAGTTGTTGAGCAAGATAACACAGGATTTGGTTGGGAGTTAAGCAAAGAAGCTTTTAAGGTTGCATGTGTAGGTGCAAGTGGTGCATATGTGATAATTAATATAAATGGTCTAGAGGTTGACGATGGTAGATTTAAATTAAAGAAAAATGGCAATACAGTATTCTATGTTAATACTAGTGGAAGATGTACTGCTGATGGTGGATTTGTAGTAGAAGATGGGGATACAGAATGTACTATAAATGCTGATGGAGTAAGACTCACAAATAGCAATGGATATACAGGATTACTAGAGGCTCATCCAAGTAGAACAGGATTGTTCGTTCCAGATGATTTTTATGTAGGTTCAAAACTTGGTGTTACACGTTATTCATACTTTGATGCTAATTTAGATGTAGAAAAAAATTTATGGGTAGGTGGAGATTTTGATGTTGATGGAGAAAAGAACTGTTTACAAATTACTCAAAATTATGGAAAGCGTAGAATAAATGCTTATGAAACAGCAGAATATTACTTTGGCGATATAGGACAAGGCATTATTAAAGATGGTGAATGTATTATATACATTGAGGATATATTTAGTGAATGTATAAATACAAATATAACTTATCAGGTGCAGATATTTGAATATGCCTGTAGAGGCTCAATTACTAAGATTGAAAGATATCCAAGTTATTTTATTGTTAAAGGAAATATTGATAACATTGAATTCGGTTGGGAATTAAAAGCCAAAAGAATAGGTTATGAAAATAATAGATTAGAGCAAAGATTAGAAAAAGAAGATTTTTATACAGATGAAACAGAAAATACTTTATTGGAAAATAAGAACACTAATTTATCAAATACATTATTAGAGAATGAAGATAGTAATTTAATTGATATATTATTACAGGAGGTTGTTTAAGATGATAAAATTAACAGGTTTTGCGGTAGTAAATAGTGATGTTGGGAAGAAAATAGCTTATACCTATAGCGAAATAGATGAAGCTGGAAATATAACTAAATCTAATATAAAAGAAAGTTATGTCGCAGTAGACCAAACTATTCTACAGGCGATAGGAGTTATAGAAGATAATATAAATAAAAGATTTACAGAATAAGCACTTACAAATGTAGGTGTTATTTTTTATGGAAAGGAATGATAAAAGTATGGCTATACAAGATTTAAAAGCAAGTTTAGATCTTAAGCAAAATTTAAATATATTTGCACAATGTAAGCAATTTGATAATTTAAATCTTATCCTGTCTATTTATGATAATAGCCTGCAGGCAGATTTAACTAATTATGATGTAAGGCTTAGGGCTATGAAAGCTGATAATGTACCACTTATCCAACAACATATAGGAATAGATATTGATGGCAATGTAGTTAATGTTCAAGCTGATGAACAACTTACAACTACAGCAGGGAATACGCCTATAGAGTTGCAATTCATAGATAAATCTACAGGCGAGAAGAAATCCACATTTAACTTAATATTAGTTGTTGTTGCAAGTGCTATTGCTATAGAGGCAAGTATAAGCAAAGCAACTTATACATTATTAGAAGAATTGGAGAATAAGTTAGACCAGCTAAGTGACTTTTTCGAGCATATAAGTGAAGCTATTGAAGCTAATACTAATTTAGAAAATACTATTGCCAATAGCGAGACTGCTAAAACTAATTTAGATGGTAGCATCACTGCAGCTAATACAAGCAAAACTGCATTGGATACTAGCAAAACCAATGCCGATAATACAAAAAATGCTTTAGACACCTTAAAAACTGATGCAGATAATACTAAAAATGCTTTAAATACTGTAAATCAAACTGGACAGGCTTTATTAAATTCTTTAGAAGAGTTTGAACAAGAACACGCTGACGTTACTGATATATCTAACAAGTTAGCAAATATTAATGAAGACTTGTCAGAAAAGGTGAATTTTACAAATGACAATGTGAGCCCAATTTATATTGCACCATTTTTTAGAAGTGATGCAGATATAAGTGTAGATTTATATGCAACAACAAATGGAATTGATTTTAAATTAATAAGTAAAACACCGCTATTTTCCCAAAGAGATAGCTCTATAATGTTTAGAGATGGATATTTTTATGTTGTTTGTACAAGAGATTCGCAAACCTTATATGATTTAAATATTATGAGAAGTAAAAATTTAATAGATTGGGAAAAATTCGAAATAAATTTAGGTTTAGCAAATACAAATAATAGTAATGTTTGGGCAGGGGAATGGTTTGAAGATGATAATGGGAAGTTATATATATTATTAAGTGTTCAAGTAGGGATTGAGACAGTTAGTTCTAATAGCTATCCTAATATGCGTCCATATCTGGTTGAGGTATTAGATTTAGAAAATAGAGTATTTGGGGCGCCAACAATTTTAAATTTAAATAATGAAGATGTAAACAGAATTGACGGGTTTATCTATAAGAAAGATGCCAACTACTACCTCTTTATAAAGAGAGAACCAGTTGGCTATATCGAAATATGGAAATCGTTGGACCTAATAACATGGGAAAATCAAACCCATAGTATACCGTCTTTAGCGAACGAAGCATGGGAAGCACCAAGTGTTACTAAAATCGGCGATTTATTTTATTTATATGTAGATAATTGTGATGGGCAAAGTGGCGGTAATATTCAATATTGTACTTCACCTGATTTGATTAATTTTAGTGCTCCATCAAAATTAATAACTCAAAATACCACAAGGCATGGAACTGTTTATAAAGTAACAAATAGAGATGCAAAATTAATATTAAATGATTATATTAATGCAAACTCACTTAATGCTGTTGTAGATGGATATGATTTTAATATTCTAGACCATGTTGCAAACACAACTTTAACTTTAATCAATAAACATAATACAAGTTATTACGCACTTGGAACAGTTAATTTAATAATTGATACAATATTAAATAGAAATGTAAATTCATTTTTTGTAACTTTAAAATGTCCGCCAAATCAGCCTTCAACTATAATTTTTAAAAATTCATCAACAATAGTAACTCCTGGGGATACAGACTTTATAATTTCAACAGCAAACGGTTTTTCAGAAGTGGCAGTGATGTTTATAAGAGAGGCTGATAAATATAGAGTGGTAAGTATACCTTCACCTAAATTGTTTATGGATTATTATAATACCTTAGCAACACCTGCTAGAATAAATTTAGATACATTGGCGACCAATGGCGTTATAGATAACTTAGTACTAAAGAAAGATACACTATATACTTTAACAACACAAAATATTACAATAAATAGTGCTAGTTTTGGAGATGATGGAACAATGGTGCCATATAAGGTGTATTTTTCAATATTTACTTCCCCAACAGCAAATTTATCTTTAACAATAAAATATAATGCTAACAGCAAATTATTGACGCCAATTCAACAAGACTTAGTTATGTCGTCATCTGTTTACGGAGATATAATTGTTGAGTTTATAAAAATACACCCTGGTACAAGTGCATTAAGAATGAATTCTAAAAAATAGTATAATGAAACTCCTATAGTAAAATAAAGCAAATTGTTGATAAACTTTACTATATAGTATAATATATACTCTATGGGAGGGAGATTAATGGAAAAACGAGAAGAATGGATTGATTTTGCGAAAGGAATAGCAATATTGTTGGTTGTTATTGGGCATGTTAACTTAGGTTTTTTACAAGCAAATATGTTTCAACCACAACAAGAATTAATGAAATATTTGCATTTTACAATATTTAGTTTTCATATGCCATTATTCTTTATGATCAGTGGATATCTTTATGCAAAAACATGGAAAATTAATGATTTGAAAGATTACAAATATAACATTACAAAAAAAATAATAAATTTAGGAATACCTTATATTGTATTCTCGATTTTGCAAGGTTTTATAAAGATAATAATGAGCAAAAGTGTAAACGGCGAAATAACTATAAATGACATTGTAAAAATACCAATAAAACCATTTAACCAATTTTGGTACATATATGCATTAATTGGGATATTTATATTTGTTGCTTTATTAGATTTGGCTGTTAGAAATAATTTTATAGTATGTGGAATTCTATTTGTAGGTATAGTTTTTATATACTATTTAAAGTTTCCAATACCAATGATTAACTATATATTTAATTATTCTCTATATTTTTATTTGGGAAAAATAATTTATAATTACAATGCGATACTAAAAAGCAAAATTTTATTAATTGCAAGCATTATAATATATATGGTATTAAATGGTTTTGATTTTCACAACATGGATATTAAATTCAATGTATATAATGAATTATTTATAGGTATATTATTAGCTGCAACCGGTTCATATTTTATACTATTTATTACTAGAAATCTAAAGAAAAATAAAACTGTTTGTTATTTAGGAAAAATGTCTTTCCAAATATATTTATTGCATATTATATTTGGATCCGGTATTAGAGTGGTTTTAATAAAAATGCATATAAATAATATTGTTATACATTATATCGTAGGAATAACATTGGGAATAATTGCACCTATATTAATTTATAAGGTTGCATCTAAAGTTAAAATATTAGACTTTTTATTTTTCCCTTACAAAAATCTAAAAACAAGCAAAAAAGAAATACAATTAAATATTTAATAATACAAACTAAATCAATAATCAAGAGCCTTTAGAGGTTCTTTTTTTGTTGCTTATTTTTAAACAAAAATGATAAGAAAGAGGGAATTAATAATGGAAAAAGCAAATTATACAAGAGTATTTATAGCAAGCATCGGAGCTTATTTAAGCGTTAAATTAGGAATATTATTACCAATATTAATAATGTTAACAGTAGTAATGGTAATAGATTACTCTACAGGCATTTTAGATGCTAAGCAAAGAGGCGAAATAAACAGTAAAACAGGTATGTGGGGTATTGTTAAGAAGTTACTTTATGGTGTGGCTGTAGCTGTCGGAATGATAGTTGATTGGACAATCCTACAGGTTGCTTCTAGTTTAGGCTTTAATATACCTGTAGCAACATTCTTTGGCTTGCTGGTGGCTGTATGGTTAATAATAAATGAGCTTATATCAATATTAGAAAATCTAACTAGGTTAGAAGTACCATTGCCAAGTTTTTTGCTTAAAGTAGTTCAAAATTTCAAAGTTGTAGTTGAAAAAAGTGGAGATACATTGGCAGATACAGTTGATAACAATGTTAAAAAAGAACAATCAGAGAGTAGCCTATAGAGGTTGCTCTTATTTTATTTAGAAGGGATGTAATTAAATTGAAGGGTATAGATATAAGTAATCATAATGGTAATATTAATTTTGATAATGTAAAATCAGATAGTGTTGAAATAGTCTATATAAAGGCTACAGAGGGGACAACATACATAGATGGATATTTAAACACTAACTATGCTAATGCACACTCTACAGGCTTAAAAACTGGATTCTATCATTTCTTAGTTGGAACTAGTTCACCTGAAACTCAAGCAACTAGCTTTTATAATGCTATAAAGGATAAAGCAAATGATCTAATTC